ATTCAGATGAAGCGCGGCTTTATGGGTGGCTTCACACACGCCAACGCTAACTACTCAGGTCAGACGTTGAAAGACGTTACCTCTATCGACTTCACTTCTTCTTACCCTGCTGTGATGGTGAGTGAGAAGTTTCCCATGGGCACTTTCCGACCGGTCGAGTTGAAGTCACTGGAAGAACTTGAAAAACAAATCACTACTCACTCAATGATTTTTGATATCACTCTCAGTGGGGTTGAACCACTGTTGACTCAGGAAACTTATCTCAGCGAGTCTAAGTGCTTCCACACAATCAACCCTGTCACCAACAACGGGCGCATAGTATCCGCTGACAGGCTGACCACTACCATCACAGACGTAGACTTTGGCATCTTGAAGAAAGTGTACAAGTGGGACAAGATGGCAGTAACTAACGCGAGCATTGCACGCAAGGCATACTTGCCTAAGAACGTGGTTAAGTCCATCCTCAACCTGTACCAAGGGAAGACAGAACTAAAGGACGTTAAGGGTTCTGAGGTGGAGTATCTTTTGTCTAAGGGAATGCTCAACTCTATCTATGGCATGTCAGTCACAGACATTGTGAAAGACCAAGCCGTCTACAGCGATGAATGGGGAATCGAGAAGGCAGACGTGGCCGAACGTGTTGCCGACTACAATGAATCAAAGAACCGCTTCATGTTCTACCCGTGGGGGTTGTGGGTCACAGCTTATGCCAGGCGCAACTTGTGGACGGGCATCGTTGCCGTTGGTGATGACTATGTCTACTCAGACACTGACTCGCTGAAGCTGTTGAACTATGAGAAACACAAGCCATACGTGGAGTGGTTCGACACTCAAATCATTGAGAAGATGGAAGCGATGTGTGACCACTACGGTTTCGACAAGGCACTGTTGAAGCCAAAGACAAAGGACGGTGTGGAGAAGATGTTGGGTGTGTGGGATTATGAAGGCACCTACCCGCGCTTCAAGACACTAGGCGCCAAGCGTTATCTGGTTGAGTCCAAAGGCAAGTTGCAACTGACCGTCGCCGGTTTGTCTAAGCAGATGGGAATAGCTCATTTGCTTGAACAGTGTGGTGGTGACTTCGACAAAGTGTTTGAACAGTTCTCAGATAAATTGTATATCCCATCTGACAAAACAGGTAAGATGACCCATACCTACATTGACCAACCCGCTAAGTTTCAGGTAACTGACTACCTTGGCAATGTCTCCACTGTCGAGACACTGTCGGGCGTACACTTGGAGAATTGCGACTTCACACTATCCATCGCTGAGAAGTATCGCTCTTTCTTGGCCAACCTATCCCAAGGCTATATGTTCACCGGAGTGAAATACCAATGACCGAAGAATCGAAAGACCTGCTGACAGAAGCGCCAGCAAAGAAGCCCCGCAAGTCACGCGCCAAGCCAAAGCCCGAGCCGCTGGTGTTCGCTGATAAACCAATCGAACCGGAAGGTGTAGAGGTGAAGCCGGTCTACTACACCACTGATAAGATCGAGAAAAAGAAGGCTACCTATAACGTAATTTTCGGCGAGCGTTCTAACGGTAAGACTTTCGCACTGTTGAAGAAGTGTCTAAAGGACTTCTTCAACGATGGTTCACAGATGGCATACGTTCGCCGGTGGAAAGAAGATATCACCGGGCGCCGTGCGTCTCAGTTGTACGCCGGTATTAATGAAGCTGGTGTGGTCAAAGAATTAAGTGGTGGTGAGTACCACGCCATTCACTACTACGCGGGCAAGTGGTACTTGTGCAAGTACGATGAAGAAAGTGGGAAGCCTATCTACAGCGACCAAGATATTGTCGCGTTCTCTTTCGCACTCTCTGACACAGAACATGACAAGTCCACTTCCTTTCCGCGCATTGGAACGATAGTGTTTGACGAGTTCCTGTCGGCCAAGTATTACTTGCCTGATGAATTCGTACACTTTATGAACACGGTATCTACCATTGTTCGTAAGCGTGAAGACGTGCGGGTTTATATGTTGGGCAACACAGTCAACAAGTTCTGCCCCTACTTTAAGGAAATGGGTTTGCACAAAGTGCCGACTCAGACTCAGGGAACTATTGACCTCTACAGTTACGGCACTTCTAAGCTGACCGTGGCTGTAGAATATTGCTCCAGTCAAAAGAGTGAGAAGGCATCCAATAAATACTTCGCCTTCGACAACCCCAAGCTGGAAATGATTACTGGTGGTGCGTGGGAAATGGCTATCTATCCCCACTTGCCATACAAGTACAAGCCAAAGGATGTACAACTGACCTACTTCATCGAGTTCAACGACTTCACTTTTCAGTGTGAGATTGTAGACTTGGATGGTGTGTGGTTCACATTCATTCACCCCAAGACGACTGAAATTAAAGACCTCGACCGGGACTTGATTTATTCACTCGACTACAACCCGAAGTTGAATTACAATCGCAACATCTTTAAGCCCCGCAACAAGGTGCAAGAAAGAATACTGTGGTTCTACACTACTTCGCGAGTGTTCTTCCAGAGTAACGATGTTGGCGACACCGTCAACAACTTCCTTAAATGCTGTAGAGGGTAAGAAAATGGATGTGGCTATTCTCAGTGAGGCGGTGGCGACAATAGGTTTCCCCGCCGCCGTGTGCTTCGCTCTGATGTGGTCTAACCGTGAGACCGTGAAACATTACGAGCGTGTGTTGTTGGAGTTCAAACACACGCTCGATAAAAACACGGAAGCCATGAGCAACAACACTGCTGCCATGTCTATTCTCTCCAACCGTATCGACCTGACTCAACGGAGTTAACCATGTATAACTTCAAAGACAAAGCGCGCAACGTGAAGGAGGCAAACGCCTACACCTTCGCAAAAACTGTCTCGATGTTTGAGTGGCAGAACTTGCCTGAGACAATCCCACACCGTGAACTTGAACTGATGCTCCAGGCACACGGTTACGCTTTCATCACCAAAGTTGAAGGTGAGTTGTACGCCTTCACTGGTGGCATCGGCGGTGAACAGGATGTGTACGGCAACCCTACACAAATCGTCGTCGCCAACCCGGCGTTGAAACTCAACAAGACCTATGACCTCAAGAAAGACGGTGTACTGGTCTACAGTGATGACAGCAAGATGGGCCTGTTGCCACTGTTGAATAAGTACAACGGCCTGTTGGTCGAGTCCGATATCACTATGGTGGTAAGCGGGTTCAATGCTCGCATCGGCACACTTATCAGTGCCAGTGACGACAAGACTAAACAGTCTGCCGAACTGTTTATGAAGCGTATTGCAGAAGGTGAGCCGGCTGTGATCGGTGAGTCTGCATTGTTCGACGGTGTGAAGGCACACACCACCAGCAAACACACACCTATCACAGAGTTGGTGGAGTATCACCAGTATGTGAAAGCCTCACTCTCTAATGAACTTGGCCTTAGTGCCGCGTTCAATATGAAACGTGAGCGTGTGAACTCTGCCGAAGTTGCGCAGAACGACGACACCACTTTTCCATTCGTTGACAACATGATGAAGTGTCGTCTGGAAGCAGTGAAGAAACTCAACGCAATGTATGACCTGACAATCGACGTTGACTACGGTTCTGTGTGGAGTTCCCGCCGCCGTGATTTGGTTGACGATGTTGTAACCCCAACCCCCACTGTAGAGGTAGAAAAAGATGGCACCACTATTGAAGTACCTGTTGTTGGAACTGGCGAAAACGGCGCTCCAGAAGTTGGCGGACTACCTGAACAACAAGACCCCGCCGAAACTCCCCTGAGCCTCAACCCGGAAGTTGACCCACTGGTTCCAAGTGTTCCAGAACCGGAAGACTTCCTTGTATGGGATGAAGCTACAGCGTGGGATATGGCAATCGTAGAGGACGCGGAATTTACCGCGAAGGGTGAAAGCGATGTTGCTTAACGAATACCTCAAAGACTTTAACTTGTTCGCTGAGTTGGCAGTGAAGTTTCCAATGCTGCCAATCTCCGCGCCAGTTGCCATGGATTTTATGTTGGAAACTGGCTATGGTGAGCGGGAAGTTTTCCGCTCCCTGTTGAGCGCACCGAAAGACACTGTCGTTGAAGTCATTGGCGCCAAGTATGCAGACCGTTGGAACTCACTTGTTCTGAGACAGGCAGAACTTGCCAACGTCTCAGAACGTCGCGAGTTAAAAGAGACCATCAATGAAACGGTGGACTCTACCAACTCCCGCACAGACACCAACAAAGTGTCGGCGTTCAACTCCCCGGACTTGGTAGATAATACCGGTTCGACTGCAACCGGTGAGGACGGTAAGACCGGTGAAACAATCCGCACTTTGACGGATGAAAAGATTGATCCGAAAACTGCGTTTGGACTGTTGAATGTTGCAGTTCAAGACACTATAATCAGCACTGTTGTAGCGGACGTCAGTTCGTTCCTCACTCTATCCATCTACTAAGGATTCACTCAAATGAAAGTTAATCAAATTTACGCGCTGGTAAATCAGGCGACCAACGAAATGTTGGGTGAATCTGCCGTGCTGGCAGAAGACCTTTCCAACATCGTCGATATCGGTAAGGCCGTTATCGACACCGACAACGTAGACAACTACGTTAAAAAACTGGTAAACCATATCGGCAAAGTGGTTTTCGTTAACCGCGCCTATTCCGGTGGTGTTCCATCGGTGCTGATGGATTCATGGGAGTTCGGTTCCATTCTGGAAAAGGTCTCCGCTGACATTCCAGAAGCGAGCGAAAACGATACGTGGTCGCTGGTTGACGGCCAAGACTACAGCCCAAACAAGTTCTACCAACCGTCTGTGTCGGCCAAGTTCTTCAACTCGAAAGTAACTTTCGAGATTCCTATGTCGTTCACTGAAAAGCAGGTGAAAGAATCTTTCTCCAGCGCTGAACAGTTGAATGGCTTCCTGTCGATGTTGGTCACTGCCGTTGAAAACTCGATGACGGTCAAACTGGACGCGCTTATCATGCGTACCATGACCAACTTCATCGGTGAAGTTCTCGGTGGCGCAACGCCTGGCATCCGTTCGGTGAACCTGCTGACCGGTTTCAACGCTGCATTCCCTGCTGCTGACCTGACCGCCGCCGGGGCGCTGGTTTCCCCGGACTTCATCCGCTATGCCACCATGCAAATCAAGATGTACTCTGACCGGATGGAACGTATTTCCACCCTGTTCAACGCTGGCGGCAAAGAACGCTTCACCTCCCGCGACCTGCAACACGTTGTGCTGTTGAGCGAGTTCGCCGCCGCCGCGTCCACCTACCTGTTGAGCGACACCTACAACAAGGACGATGTGACGTTGATCGACCACGAAACTGTTCCATACTGGCAGGGTTCGGGCACCACCTACAGCTTCGCGGACACCAGTTCGATAAACGTGAAGACCGCCAGCGGCAAGACCGTTGAAGCCGGTGGCATCATCGGTATCATCTTCGACCGTGACGCGCTGGGTGTGACCAACCTCGACCGCCGTGTGACCACCAACTACAACGCACGCGCCGAGTTCTACACCAACTTCTACAAGTTCGACGCCGGTTACTACAACGACCTCGATGAAAACTTTGTAGTGTTCCACGTCGCTGACCCTGTTACCCCGTAAGTAACAGAGCTACAATAGAGGGGAGTCATTGACTCCCCTTTTTTACCATCTGGAGAATGATAATGATCTTCACTCTTTACAAGACACTCGATGATGACAACGTAGTGGGCAAGGTTCTAACTGACCCCCTACCTATTACCATCTATCTACGGTCTGACACAGACGTTAACGATCCCCTGATTCCGCTGCAACGTATCGCCGGGATTAACTTCAACGACTACAACTACGCACACTTGCCAGAGTTGGAACGATACTACTTCATCCGCGAATGGCAAATTGTCAACGCTGCAATCGTTACCCTCGGTTTGAACTTGGATCATCTGGAGACCTACAAGTCTCAGATCCTAGACGCCACTGGAACCTTCAAGCGCCCGGTAAAAGTGGGTGACTATGGTGATATTGAACTCGACCTGACAGGTCGCGAGACCAAGTCGGAATACGGTAGTACCATTACCCTGACCCCTGACAGCGGTGGTATACTGTCGCTGATTAAACCGGAGTAATAATCATGGCTCAATTAATTAAGTGGCGTATCAACGGGAACCCTGACCATATCGACCTGTACTACTATGGTGGTCGGACTGGTGCTGACTCACTCACTGCAATCAAAGTGGAAAACGGAATTGGTGAAGACGTAGACTTTGACCTAACAGGTAAAATTAACTCAACTGGTTCAAACCAGACAGAGTTGAACTTTGTTATTCGCGCTAAAACCGGGGGCGCTCTTGAGCAAGTTAACATAATACCATCACCATCAAGTTACACCCACTATATGGAAATTCGCTCTAACTCCAACGTACCTGGTGGGTTAGAATTGAGATTGCGTCCACCTATTAAGTGGGCAGATGGTGCGGTTACTGATCGCATTAGCTACACTGTTAACTCAACCGGGCCGGGGCCAGTTGAACCGGACGCGATTGTAAACATCGAGTTTGTTGGGACACCGGCACAGTTCAGCGTTGGTTACGTGAGCGGTATCGTGGGCGCGGGCACAATCCCGAACACGGCACCACAAGCGTTCAACTTGAAAGGGTTGGTCTCAACCACTGGTGACAATAACCGCCGACTCCCTATCACGATAAAACCCGTTAGCGGTTATCAGATTGATAGTGTAGTTACAGAGCCAGTAGGTGAGTTCAATAGCTACCTCGGAAAGAATGCGTGGACGTGGACTAAGTCCGGTGCTAACTACACCACTGATGCAGTCAACACCATGGCGAGTGCTACAGCCTACAAGATCAATGTAACTACGTCGCTGATTCCACCAGAGCCTGAGCCAACTACAAAAGTTCACTTGAAGTTTGAAGGTGACTTGTCCCACTTCACAGTTGGTTATAGTGGTGGCACTACTGGTTCGACATTGAAACCAGTTGCGACCGGCGTGGAAGTTGAGATTGATTTGTTGGGTAAGGTAAGCCCGACACAAGAATATCTAAACTTCACCATCACACCGATTAACGACGCCACCCTGTTGAGTTGCGACACTAACCCAAACCCGCCGTTTGGATCTATCCCCGGTGATCGGGCGTTGCAGTTCCGCAAAGGTTCTCTACCGTCTATGAGCGCTTCGGTGACTATGGCAACCGCCAGCGAAACACTTTACACCATGACGGTTGTGAGTGAGGGGCCAACGCCTGGCATCGTAAGCCCGTTCAATCGGTTGTTCAGCCTGACCCGCGAAAAGATGGTTGAGTTGTCCGATAAGATGTTGGGGGTGTGGGGCACCGATTCAACTTCCACTTCCCCGGCAAGTAGTGGTTTCCTTATCAACCTGATGGTGTTGCCTTTCACCATCCATAACGAGGTGTTGGGCAATGCGCAATCAATCAAGATCGGTTCCTATGGTACTGGTGTTCAAGCGCCGGTTATTGTCGATGACAGTATCGACGTCGATTTGGGTAACATCGTCGTTGGTGGGTTGTCTGATAGCGTCCTCGATTACGCGGCTGCTCAATATGAACTAGTCTTGCCGTTCTTTGGCAAGGTGTTGGAACTTGACCCGTCGCAAGTTGTGGGCAAGACAATCAACGCTCGCTATGTCCTCGATGCTTACACCGGTGACGCCACGGTAAACGTGTTCAATGACGCGAGTGGTGTTCCCATTGCTTCCACTGTTGACCGTGTGGCGCGTGCTATCCCGTTCAAGATGTTCTCCGAAGTGGATAACAAGTTGGGCGATGCAGTGCAGACCAACAACGATATCTTGCAAGCGTTCATCCGTGTGACTCGCAAGGAAGTTGTGACTGGTGGTGTGTATGACAACTTAGTCCAGGTCAACGGTGTGATTGGAGCGTCACCGGGTTACATGGAAGTGCAGAACGTAGAACTTCGCGGTGTGCCTGACAGCGACCGTGTTAAATCCCTGTTGCAATCTGGAGTGGTGATTAAATGATTAAGGCTGCTGAGAAGTATTTGGGTGTGGACGTGTTGGGTAAACACCGTCTGGTGAACTACTACAACGCCAACTGTCTGCCACTGGTGGACGCCAAGCGGAAGTATCGGATGACATATAACGACAACTGGTGTGCAATGTTCACCAGCGTTGTCGCACATCAATCCGGGCTCGGGCCTGATGTGTTCCCGTATGAGGTATCGGTGATGCAGCAATTGAAGTGGGCGCAAGACAATGCCCGCTTCACCAAACGGGTTAGTGATGTGGCACCGGGGGATTTGATCCTCTACAACTGGAAGCGCAACGGG